CTGTTCTCACTGCTACTCCAGTACCGGCTTGCGGTTATTGCGTGTACTATCTTGTTCTTAACTAGGTCTTTAACGCTTGGTAAAGGCCCAGTGACACGCCCATTTTTCAATAAAGATGTCCCTGTTATCATAGTCGTAACCGTTCAACAGGTCTGCTGCTCCAACACTTTGCTTCTCCAGCTTTTAATATGCTTTGAAATTTCCTTTAAAGATTCAGCAAAATGTGGCATTTGCTTGTTGCTAATTATGCGTGTATGAGGACTCCGATTTGACCACTCTTTTAAGGTGTCAATGCAAGTTTTCACTGTACGCATTTGCAAATAAAATGAATTAATAAGTTCAAGTTTGGAATCAGGATCTTCTTCATTTAAAGCCAATCCTATCACTGTTAATCCATCAAGCAGAGTGTCTATGAGACGTTTGCTTAATTGACGAATTCCTACACTATTAGGGGTTCGTTCTACCATTTCTATACAGAGTAACATTAAATTTTCTGTTTCTCTGTAAATAGGTGCACTTCCTGCATTACGAATTGTTCTTGCCATAATTAAAAGATTTTATTCACAATGTGTCTTATTACATATAGTTTATTTACGAATACTTTATTTTTTCTGTAGAGGTTTACAATTATGGCATATTTATTTTTGTGGAGCGTCAAAAGACGCTCCACTATACTAAAATGCTGCAACCGCTCTCACCATGAAACTGCCGTACTTGCCGCTGCCGTAGTCGAAGCCGCCATTACTAAAGTACACGCCCCAGCTGTTGGTCTGACTGCCCTCACTGCTACTCCAGTACCAAGAATTAGAAAAATCGTTCAAAATACCGGCATCTATTGCTTTTTGAAAAATTGCACCTATTTTATCATCGTCATAATTCACTCCTTGCCTAGCGTGCCAATACATACGCATAAGTTCACCAACAGATGGTAGGTACCAATTATGATATTTAAATTTATCTGCTAATTCTTCGCCTGCTTTCACTGTAGGCTGATAAGCATAGCATTTGCTGACAGCAGGATAATAAAATTGTTGATATTTACTAAGATTCTCATTGTTAGCAATTATGTTATTTATATACTGGGTCAACATTGCTTGTTCAGTATATAAGTCAGTCGCTTCAGGTATCGGCAAATTAACTCCTGAATCTTCTAAGATTTTATTTCTATGTTGAATAATTTTTAAAGTTTTTGCTAAACCGACAGGAACTTCGTCACCTCTTTTATAGGCACCTGATAAAATAGCTAAATCCGCAGCCAATTCCTCTTTTCCTGTATTAATTGTACCTGGAGCAGCGATACCATCTCCAACAGCAACTGTTTTAACATCTGAATTTACAAATCCGTCAATTGTATTTTCATCTACATAATTATCATACCTTATGTAGTTAGGAGAGGTATTACCTTGGTCGTCATATTCTGTAGGTTGTAAGCCAGTCTGTGTAATGTTAGCAATTGAACCTATATCATATACACTATAATTAACATCATCTTGTAATTCAATAGGATAAATTGCATATTGTTCATTCCACTCTTCCGTTTGTCCTGTATTTTGAGGATAAAGCCCCCATACTATACTTGAATTTTCAAGATTTGATAATGCTACCATACGTCTATCATTGGCATCTGCTGGATTTATGTAAAAACAAATTCCAACTACGGTTTTTCCAGCAGTTGTAGGACCATAAGTTCCATCATAAAATACATAATCTCCGAGATGAGCACGTCTGGGGTATAAACCAATATCCCATGATGCTTCAAGCACTTCACCATTTGTTTTTGTTAGATAACATCTTAAAGTTGTATGTGGAGCCAATGTATCTTCATCTCCTAATTGAGATACATTGATAACGCAATAATCTTTTGACGTATTGACTATTTTTGCATACAAATTGGTATCCAATGACCAACGAATGCTAACCACATCATTCCCATTAGCGGTATTCGGCTTACAGTAAAAAGTGTGTTCACCTGTAGAATAAATGTATTGGCTTCCTTTGATTTCTATAGCTGCAATAGGAGTTGAGTAGTAAGTAATATGAAGATTGTTGTTCTCATCATCTACATTTCCCCAATGATACAACCAATCAATTTTATTGTTAAAATTAGGTCGGTTGGTAGTATTGTTTATTACTGCTATTTTTCCAGATACACTACTGTCTGTAATAGAAGCCAAATAGTTAATCATATAAAGAGAAACCTCGGTCCAGTTTATACTTGCTAACTTTAAATAATTCAGCGGTGCATTGCCTGTAAAGCATAAATTAAATATGGTACGCGAATCTGCAATCCCTGCGCCAATTGATAAACTTTGCATTCGGTCAGCTCCTTCCAATGTGATGGTTTTCAAATTAGGCTGTTGATCTAAAGACAAAGATGTTAAAGTCCCAGGAAGATGAACCTCTTCTAAATATTCGGTAGCTGGAAGAACAACAGAAGACAACATTGTTCCTACTAAATTCAACATTCTAAGTTTAAGCAAAATAGATAAATCTAACCCACCTACTAAACTAGCGACACGTTTTAATACTAGTTCTTGCAACAAAGGGGCAGTAATAGTCATACCGGTAGGACGGAATTCAACAACATCTTTTCCATCCACATGAAAGGCTGTTAGGCGAGCACCGCTTAAATTAAATGTTTCCCCTAAACTTTTGTCTGTAAAGTCACCAATGGAACGCATATAATCAATACCATTTAAGAAAATATTAGTATTGCCATCTGAAGTTCCAACATTGACATCGTATGTTTCTCCGGCTTTAATACGTGGAGACAGTGCGTTACCAACCCCATAAGATAGTGTAGAACCTATGGCAAATGAGGGGTACATCCAAATATGTGGTACAATAGAAAATTTAAATTGTGGACGTGTACCATCTGTTTTTATTATAGACCGGAAGTTTAATGAGCCTGCTGATCCTTCACCGTCACGCCTTCCAAAGTCTCCAAAGGCTGCATAAGAAGATATGTAGGTAAGTCTGCGTGCAACCCATTGCATTTCTGCTTGTAATCCATCTCCTAAACTTTGTGTTATGGGATCTGTACCATTTGTGTATTTATTTTCCGGGTCTGAACTCACATAGGCGGTTCTGGCACGTTCATATACAAGACGGGCCACTTCATTGTAAGCAACGGCTGGGAAATAACGTTGTACGTAAAAATAATATTTTTCCATACAGCCCATTAAAGTTCCATCATCACTTAATTTAAGCATTGCTTGTAATATAGAGCGCATATTGGTACGTAATTCATCTGGAAAAGCGTTTTCCATTTGGTTAAATAGTGCATTCCCTTCGCTATTCCAATAAAAGCCTCCATCATTGTTTTTATCATGTTCTTCTACATAGTAAGGTTTTTCTCTTTGTCCTACATTATTTACGGGAAATATTGTGTCCAAATCATCTTGATGCCAACCAATTAAATGAGTTTTGGGGTCAACATAAAAATATATATTCTTCCCTCTGTTATCACTGGCTGCAATTAACTTACAAAAATTCATAGCAAAATGAGTTTCTGTAAGATTAAAGTATTTTCCTGCATCGGCCTTGAACAATGCTATTCTAGCCGTTTTAAACGATGAGTTAATTGCATCCCAATCTGTACCGCTGGCAATATTCCCGCATTGTTCGTTGATATTTACAGTCGAATATCTTCCACTTTCAATCTTTTCAATGCCTGCACCCACCCAAGTAGAAGTAATGAAATCATATCTGAATAAATCGAACTGTGCATTGTTACTCCCTGATTTAGTCAGCCAATAATGTTTGGAGGTATCAAGATTTTCTGCTGCATTTAAATCTTCAATGGTACCGTTGAAATAATCTATATTATCATAATGCTTAAAGACAAAGTTAAATCCACTTTTGATAGGGGCGATCTTATTGGTATCCCCAAAGACCAGACTCATTTGCTTTTCGCCGTTATACATCCAATCTTCTTCACCTTCTAAAGTGACATCTTCATCAATCCAAGGTACGCGGCACATCACCAAAGCACGGTCATTATCAGCTCCTTCCAGACATACATAATCTGGAAATTTTGTTTTGTCATATCCGAATGTCGGTTTGTCTCCCTTACCTGGACCAAAAGTCATAAAAGATTTAAATTGTGGTTCGGAATTCTCATCTTCTTGTACAAAGAACAAAAACGGTTTTTGAAGTACAGCTACACGACAATTTTCAAAACCTTCTGTATTGGTAATGGAATTACCGCCACATACAGCTTTAAATAAATCATTAAATAGAGCTGTAGAACCTATTTTATGACTTTGTGCTGAACTTGCAAAATTTACTTTCCCTACCAATTTGAGTGCTCCGGGTACATCGTTGGTTAACTGATAACATTTACCACGATTTGCTCCATTCTCATCAACCCAATACCCATCTTCATTGAAGCCCCATTGTCCATTCCACCAAAAATACAACATAGACGATGTTCCTTGTCCTTTCTCATTCATGTCATACAGCGTACCACTATTTTCTGGTTTTCCAGGAATATGGATAATTAAAGTACCATTGAATTTATCCTTTTTGGTATTTCCATAAGTGGCATATTTCCCTTTCCAAAGGATAACGTTGTATTTTTCATAAGCAAGATCATAGCTGATAGTATTACCATTAAGAATACTATTAGAATCGCGAAATGCTATTTTTTCTTCACTATTATCTAAGGATGCCATATAATTTTGGCGCACATCATTAGCTGTGAGTGCTTTCTTATATACCTTAATGCTGTAAATGTTAATGTCGGCTCCAGAACTACCAATACGGATACCTTGTGAGGTTTGTTTGCTATCCACGTATTGTACAAAGGTGTCATCTGTAGCGTAGTTAATTTCACGGTTAATGATTCCATTCACAAAAATGCGACAGTAATTTTGTCCGGTACTGGACAAATTGTACAGTAAGTTAACTGCCACTTTAGTACGTGTTCCTTCTCTATACCCAATGTCTTGGTTTTTTCGAGTAACTTTAGCTAAAGTCATAAAACAAGCCTCTGTAGCTTTCATTTCCCAACCTAATGGGTTGTTGTCTTTAGTATAAGAACACATGCGTAGAACTGGCTCATCTTCGTTGGTTATATTACGAGTTGCAAAATCTATTTCAAATGTAAGTGAACCTGTCTTCTGTGTTTGGATGAAATCAGAAAAAGTTTCATAATCAATAGTTATACTTCTTCCACTAGGAACACGCAAACATTTGATCCCATTATCGTCTTCAACCCAACCATCACTAATAAAACCAAAATTTTCAAAGGTCGCGGGAACATTCTCGCCTGAAACGGTATTAATAATAGTATCTGGGTGGGTTTCAGTATTACTACGTAGTTTTGGATTGATAATTAAATCGGCACCATCAGTTGGGGCAAAATTTTGTGAGTTATCGATATTAAAACTAATACGATCACGCAAGTATTTTTCTCCAGTGCTAAATAACATATAAGCACTGAAATTCGTTTCTTTGCTTTCGATTTCTATCATATTGCCAAATGTGTAAACCACACCATTTTGGGCTTGCTGTTCAGTGTAAGACAGATAATTCTCAACCTCTTGAATGTCTGTTAATTTAAAAGTAACAGGTAATACATCTGAACCTGGGTTATATATTGCCCATTGGAAAAATTGAACGGATGTCCAGTTTACAAGAGACTTGACTATCTGGTTCAACATAATATATGGAGTCTTATTATCAGGGTCTGAAACTACCATTACCTGTGAAACAATGTGTTCGCTTTCCACATCTGTGCCGTCTACAGATAACCAAGCCTCAATTTCATGTACTCCATGAGACATAACTTTAACAGAATCCCCTTCAGTGTCGGTTACATCAAACTGATTTGGGGTTTCCGTGTACTCAACTTTGCCAACAGCGTATTGGACAGAACGTACACCACCTTCACCACTAATTTTTAAATTTAATGTTTTAGCTACGGCACCAGTATATGTATATAATAAAGACATAGTGGCACCAGTAATAGGTTGCTGCCATTCGTTTCGGAACGTAAGTTTCAATTCTGTTTTTGTAACACTTTGGAACACTACATAAGTTGTGGTACTTTGTGTTTGGTCTCCAGTTACAATGATACGTAATTGACAGGTTCCACTGTTAAGTAATCTACTAATATCTACATCCGTATAAGTGTCGCTTTCGGCTTCTACACTCTTGATTGCCATTGTACCAATTGTACGCCAAGAATCGGAAGCGGAGGCACGCCTTTGGATAGTCATAGTACCATCTTCATAGGTATTTGCGTATTTCCCAGTAACAGGATTGTATGTTTGAGAAGTAAAACGCATTTTTAGAACTACACTACCATCAATGCTTACATAATTTGTTTGATTGCTGGCCGTGGTTAATTCTACAATATTCATTACACCCTGTTCGTCACTAATAGGAATAGTAACATCAAGCAATTTTAGTGCTTGATTCTCATCAGGGTCAGCAAGCCATTCATTATATGTGTTTTTATTAGCAAATGCTCGAATATGATAAAAACCGTCCGGATCTTTTGTCATAGGAGGAATGTGACCAATTTTATTGTTTTCATGGTCTTGCAAATAGCTCTTTATAAACTTTTGGACAGCCTCCCCAGAGTAGGGGAGAAGGTTCGTTTCGTCAGGTGCTGCGGGGATGGTATTGTTTTTATTGCCACCCCAGTCCTCTGTAAATTTACCAGCAGGAATTTCGTCAGTTCTGAATTTCTTAGCCATAATTAATTATTTTTTTGTAAAGCGTAATTTAAAAATTTGTTAGTTTTTCCAGCCTTCATCATTTTTCCAAGGAGATGAGTTAATCCAGAAACCAGATCCAAAGCAGGAACGTATAGATTGCCAAACTAATTTTGTCCCTATGTAAACTGCGGTAATTATTTTGTTACCAACTCTTATTTGACTGACATCTTTACCATTTATCTGTATCATTCTTCAAGTATGAAATACACGGTGTTTTCATCTTTGGATTCGATTTGTTCAAAAGCCTCTTCATTTTCAATTACATCAAATGAAAGATTACCTACTTGTTTTTTGAAGGAAAAGGTGTCATTTGAGTTATTGTTTACGGCATTTATCAATTGATTAAATTCGTGAGCTGTTAAACGTCCACGGTTATTAGTTCCATTGTTTTCTTGCTTATTATTAAAATCAAGCAGGTTAGGGGATTGCTCTTGTTCTGCCGCCATACTTAAAATATTAAAGGGAATTCATACGGGAACATGTTACCGTTTAGAAGTTCACACATAAAACAGTCTTGTCCTGATATTCCATAATTTAATGTGATACTTGGTTTTGATCTATCAATTTCTTGTTGTACTATATTGCCTTCATTATCTCTTTGTTCTTTCCACCAATCAATCACTTCATTTTCCATATCGGGAAGATGATACCTAGTCCACTTGAATATGTAGTTTTTAGCTACATAATCCGGATCAACTAGTTTACCTTGATAATAGACGTTAGCGGTTAAAACAGTTTGACAACTATTGTTTTTATATGATACTCCTTGACTGGAAGTAATTTCAAGTGAATAGCCCACTATATATTGTTTCCGTATTGTGAATGTAGCGGAATACTCTTCATCACTAAATTTCACGATACAACGAACTGTTAACGAGTTACCATTATCCCAATAAGGTTCAAAAGGCCATATTGTTAATGTCTTTCCATTTTCTCCTTCAAACGGTATATAATCATATCCTTGTAAATAATACCATTGTCGTTGACTGGAAGTAGACTGTAGGTTCTCTTCTTCCAGCGTTAAGGTAATGTCTGCCGGATTAGTAACAGGGTCGGCTCCTGTTAAGTCTCCTAAAAGAGTAAAGGTATCAGTTCCAACAATACGAATAGACTTACTGACTAATTCGTCTTTTACAGACTGGTCAAGGTTATCCCAAGTCATTGTCACATTTTTGCCAAATGTTACATCGCCATTTTTATTCCATTTAATATTTTTATTGGCAAAATGACCAGAACCATCTGTTTTGATTAATACAGAATTACTACGAGTACCAATACTGCCTTCTCCGTCAAAATTTAATTGAAGCAATGGGTTCTGGATGGTCCCACCAATGCCACCACGATTAAACCAAGCTCCATAATCCTCTGTGTAATTAAGTATAGTGTCAGTAGGTTGGTATTGTGTGACTAGTTCTCCTGCCTCTAATTGTGGTGAAGAAAAATAAAATATTGATTCTCCTGCATTATCAGAGGTATCAAAAGTTGGGACAATGGATAGAACCAATGCTTCTTCTGCCTGTTTCGGAGCTTGTAATTCAAATGTTACCTTTTTACGAGACCATATATTCGTGTCAGCAATAGGTATTTGAACGGTTCCTATTGCTTTATCATTTTGTAAAATAGATAATTGACATGCTTGCCCCGCATATATCCAAAAAGAGAATGTATATTTTTTCCCGATATGTTGCGCGAACCACTCTTCAGATTGGGCTATCATGCTTATGATTTTAGAGGCACTATATACATTGCCGATTCCAGTAGGGTTTTCTATTTGAGTGTCAATAGTAATTGCAGATGTAAAATTAACATCTAAAGAATTAACGAATACATTCCTATGAATTTTTCCGGCATAAAAAGTTGCAGCAAAACCATTCTCATCACCAGCAGTTAATGTTCCAGAAATATGAGCAGATTTTGAAGCAAAAAGTTTCTGTAAGTAACCTCCATATCCTTCTAATTGACCAAATACCGGATCTGTTATTCCATTCAATTTGCCAACACGTATTTTACTGGCATCGCCAAAGTTAGCAACACTAGACAGTAAGATGATATTGAAATCCGACACCCAAACTTCATCTGAAGGAGACATCTCACTTAAATCCAGTTTTACTGTTCGCAAATAACGTCCAGAATAATCGACAGTTATTGTGTGCAACTTATATTGCCAATCTGTTGTAATAGAAGTGGTTTCTTCTCCATCTGTTCTTGTTCCATCTTGGTATTCTAATGAAACTTTACAATTGACAGCTTTATTGGCTTTGATCTTATATGAAATAAGAACGCGGTTGGGGTTTTGAACATATTTGTAGAAATCTTGTTGTAGACCAATGAAACCGTAATATATAGCGTCATTTCTTTTAAAATGACAAATGCGATTATTGTCCGCTTCTGATAGTATGTAATCAGTGGTTACTGCTTCTGTTCCTCGTACTATATATTGTGATTCGGAATCTTCATAATCAGGAGTTGCAATATTTGAAGGCCAACATAAACTCTCATTACGTCCAATACCGTCAATCACATCCATATATGGGGCATTATCGTCAGACCCAGTTAAATATATGGCTCCAGATCTATTTATATCAAACAGATTGGTAATTCTGGCAAAGTCTAAGATTTCTTCTGTTTTAGGCACATCGCCTTCTAACAGTGCTCCAATGAAATACTGTTTTTCGACAATATCATTTGTATTAGAATCTACAGTCTTATCTATTCCATAATCCAATACACACATTAACGAATAAATAAGATTCTTTCCATCAAAATATTGTCTTCTAACTATATCCCCAGTCCGTAATCCTTGTGTCTTTTTAGAATCGGACTGGAGAGAAATTTTATATTTCTTGTATTTATATACAGACATTATGATATTTCTTCTACTAAGTCTCCGGAACAGGCATCGCTGACCCACCAAGACCCGTTAGTCACTGATTGTTTCTGCACTTCCAATTCGTATATTCTCATTTTTTTACGAATTGTCAGATCATCAAATGTTGCACTGATGTTGCCGGTCAATTTGTTTTGAATGATACCCCAGCCATTTCCGGCAAAACCACTGGAAAAAGTGACAGAACCTATGTCGTTGACAAAATAGGCATTACCATAGTGCTTAACTCCATTATCTAAAGCCAACCAATAGATTGAATCATCAAAGAATAGCTCGTTGGGGAGGAGGCGGGTTTTAGAATCTGCTATTCCAATTGATTTTTTTCCTTCAATCGGTTTGTCAAAAACAAAAAAATCAGCATCTGTAGAAAACATTAAGCTGGATGATTTTCGATTTAATGGGGCATATAAACTTAACGATTCTACATAGCCAAATGATGATTTTATTATTTCAGAGATTTGTACTGTATCGTCATCAGCTACTTTATTATATTTAAATGGAGCTTCAACAAATACGCTATCACCATCACTGTAAAATCCTGGTCCATCTTCTGATTTTAATCTAATATAACGTCTGAATATAACACCAGAATCTTCAGACGATTTTTTATATGTTTCAATCAATATATTCCCTAAATTGTGCCCTGCCTTAAATGATTCTGGAAAATATGCAGAACCAAATTTTGAAATCATTTCATATTCACCATCATCATCATAAATACTGGTTTGCAGGTTAATTTGTTTGGTATTATCGTCTCCCCAATTTAATATTTTGTTAGATGCAGAAAATGAGATAACATTGTTATTCTTGACATGAATAATGTAATTATCATCAAATTTTATGCCTCCTGTTACAATATTTAAATCCCCTGTTAATTGAGCTAACCGTTTGGCCGAAATAGCCAATACACTTGTATTATCAAATCCCAAATCTACACCATACAAAGCGGTAATGCCGGATTGGAATGTGCTTGTACCTTTTACAGACAAGTTTCCGGCAACCGTTCCATCTTTCATGGTCCAGCTTACATCTTCTTTATTTGAATTCCCAGAATGATAAAACTCGTTTCCTTGATAGCTAATGCCATCCTTGGATATTTCTAAATCTCCAAGTCTAATATATCCACTACAAATAACATCGCCGTTTAATGCGATTATATCATTATCATAACTTATAACATTACAACCGTTAATGTATAATCCATGTGTGGGGAGATGCAATTCACCGTTAATAGAAACTATATTTTTTCGCTCTTGTGGATTACTTTCGGACGTTTGGTAAACATCCAATATTTTTATTCCATTGTCTCCGGCTGTAAAACCATACAATGCCTTTAATAAACCGGCCATAGAGTCACCATTTATGGAAACAAACCCACCGGTGCCACTTCCGCCGCCTTCTTCACTGCTTAAACTACTTATAATAGTATTTGCTAATAGATATGCAGAGTTCTTTCTGGTTATATTTTCATATTCATGTATTTCAAGATTGATTTTTTCTTCATTCACGACATAACCATCCACATAATCCGAACCTGTAAAATCTGGAAGTGTTTCGTGTGAAGCTTGTTCCATCCCTGTTAAGAGCCGGTTGTACATTGTTTCCAATGCACTACCTTTCTTAATTTGTGATATACCTTCATTTAACTTTGCCATTATTCTGCCACTTTTACGGTTTTTGATAAAAATCCTGATATAGATGCTTTATAGGAGTTAACTTTTGCTTGAAGGGATACAAACTTTGCCAAATTAGCTGGAGGTTGAGGTCCCATCATAGTTGGGGTCATCATTTGAGATAATGCTCCTAGCCAGTCAACCAATAAAGTTGCTAATTGATTTCCAAGTACTGCTGGTTCATTGGCACTACCGCTACCCAAATACACTCCATCTTCTTTGATTATAATTTCTTTTGCATTATATTTTGCCAAAATTTGTTGGGCATCAAGAAGTATTTGACTTTTATCATGTTGGGATAAAATATCATCAGCGGTTATTTTGAATATACTTTTATCACTTTCTCCTTCTCCTTTAGCAACTTCCGACAATATCGAAACAGGGGTATAAGTCGTGTGAGCATGAACACCTGTCTTTTCCAATTCATCTACATCTGGAGTATCCTCTGAATCTTCCCATTCTTTTGTTTCTGTTGCTCCAATAATTACTTTGTTATGCGCGTCTACTTGTATTGTGTCTGCATGAGAGTATTGAATAACATATTCGCGTAATGTTTCAGGGTCTGTTGTTATTACGACATCCGAATAAAGATAGGGGATAACCACTAAACCATTTTCATTATTTTGAATAGCTGAAAGATATACGCCTTCATGTAAACCAACTGGAAGCCCGTCATCAATAGCCTGTTTGTCTGTAAGTGTATGAGTATATTCTTGTACATCAACAGTTCCGCACAGTTCTCCATCTGTATGTATTTTAACAACAAAACCTGATATTTTGGCTGTGTTTTTTATAACGTTGTTTCGCGGGTTTACCAATTTATGAAATGCAATTTGTCGTATAGCATCATAAATAGCACTGTTTGCGCTTAAATCGCTTGTAATTTTATCTGCCATAGTTTTATTCTTTTTCTGGTTTGGCAATACAGTAGGGGAGTTTTAAAGTCTGCCTAAAACCGTTAACACCAAATTTTGTGTTGATTTCTTCAATAAGATACCAACCTTGTTTTTCAGGTTCGCGTTTATCAAGTAAAACGACTTTCATTCCAGATTCCAAATGCCTCATGCCTAAATTAGTTCTGTGTAAATCTCCGAAGATAGTAATACTACCTTCAACACCATTTCTATTATATCCTTCAAAAAAGGCTTCGGCTTCTTTTATTAATTCGTCCTCGCTAATGCCAATTTTTGATGATACATAAGGGATAACGTTGTACGCACTTAGGTTTACTCTATCCTTAGTCTTTGATTTGGGGATAGCTCCAAGTTTTAGGGATTTCTTGCTAAGTTTTGTTTCATTCAGAATTTGGAATTTCTTATGTTCTGTATCATTTTGTCCGGTCCATTCTGGATTTAAACGAACTGTTACATTATACTTGATTTGTTTGTTACCCTCAAACTTGAATCCTTCAGCGGAGACCGCTAAATATCGGGGATCACAATTCATCAAAGTTAAATTGTCTTGGGCTACATGATAATCAAACTGTATTTGAGGAGTATCAGAACTTCCATCTGTATTTAAAATAGAGCTGGCAACATTTCCTGATAAATAAGTATGCCCTACCATAACATAAGGAGTTCCATCTGTATCTTTCCTAATAAAACTATATAGCCCGTATTTATTCCATTCTGTTAATACATCCGCAACTGTCAAATCTTCCGTTAACTGGATCTTGCCAATATTAATGTCCCTTTCTGCTGTTTTGGGATGCAATTTTAACCCTGTTCCTTTTAATAAATCGTATTTTCCTCCCTCTTTCAACAAATCGTTTACTGTAACAGTCATTGGGCCTAATTTAACGACATTTTTTCGTTTTAGTCCACTTGCCAGATTCTCACATTTGATTTCAATAGGTGTGCTTACACTGCATTTTACGATATAACCGTCAAAATCGGGAACGTTCTTGACAAATGCCTCTTTCTCCATTGCCTGAAGTCTCTCGGTCGCATTTTTGAAGACCTTTCCTCTATCTTTATAATAGCCTAAATATATCCGGATACGTTGTCCTACCTTAAAATCAGTCGGCTGGGCTGTAGAATATCCTTTTCGCTTTTCTACAACTGTACCGTCTATTAAACGCTCTGTATAAATAGTAGTTGCACCTTCTTTTTCTATGTTCTCGGAAGTTATAGTGCGTTTAATTACGGTTCCTCTTGGGAATCTGACAGAAGCTGAATTAATAAGTTTCTTATAAGTATCGTTTATCTCAATACTTTCACATTCCCGAATAACAAGGCATTTATTTTCATCTGGATCGTTAATTTCTATAACGTCACTATTAGCTTCCCATATTAGGATTTTACAGCACAATACATCAAGGCATTCTTTACCATCTACAATTATTGCTTCTGGAAGTTTCATACTTAAATGGTGTTAGAAGTTAATGATTCAATCATTTGAGCAGCTTGATTAGCAGCAGATGCTTTAACCTTATCAAGAAGAACTTTAGCCCAACCTTGTTTTTTCATTTGAGAGATTTCAAGGTTTGTTCCATTTATGGTATCTTGCACTACATTAACCGCGTCATCCGGTTCAACGGCAACACATGTAAAACTATATGGTTGAACATTCTTAAAGCCTTCATTTTGCCCCATATTGAAGTCTTTTATCAGAATTTGTGTCACATTGAACTGTTGAAACATGAGATTAAATACCTGGATAACTCCTTTATGTTGCATCAATGTTATAAATTTGGAAACTTCTGCATACGGATATACATCTGGATAATTGCTAACAATCTTTCCTGTTACAGTAAAATTTATATCGCCTCCTGAAATCAATTCTTTACGTGAATAATCTCTTCCTTGTACCTTGGTTAATACAAGATTGTTAGAGCTTTGTACTTGCACTATAGCACCTAAGTCTAAGAAAACAGGATCGCCGGGCACCTTTACTTCCGTAGCAGTGTTAAGTGATGAACTGGCAGCAGCTTCATTGCTCAATCCTTTTATTTTATCCCAATAAGTATTGAATTGAACCGTTTGAACCTGGCCGCTTTCATTTTTAATCCAAAGGAGTAAACCTTCATTGGCAGGTTTGCCCTGATACTTTAATACAACCCCTTGTTTATTAAAGGTATCTTCATCTGCTTTCTGACCGTTCGTTATGATTTTCTGAAGCTCTTGACCTTGGTTCTTCTGATAGGCTGCGGTGGCATTCTTTCTGTCCAACTGGCGTATATATTTGGGATAAAGATCGTTGATGGTAGCAAAAGTCATTTGCATCATCGTTCTTTTGGCTGCATAAACAAATACATTACTATATCCTCTATTGGATATAAATTTCAATTGTCCATCTCTTTTTCTATAGTTAGCTGCATAAAGGGCGGCATTCACACCGGTGTTTGCCAGCCCTTTACCAACATTAATCGTTAAATTAGAAAATGTAGAGCTTATAAAACTCATATTACATCATATTTGCATTAAAATCTTGAACTACATCTAACAAGGCGGTTGCTAATTCTTGTTTTACGTTTGTTATTGCCGCAACTTGTCTATCATCTGTCATATCAATTGTTTGATGATCCACGCGCATTAAATTTTCAATTCGTACTATCAGTTGTTTGGGAGCTGCATTATAATTATTGTGACTCCTATATTGAGACTGGTCGGCTCCATTATGAAGGCTAGAGGCTAAATCTTGCTCTTTGTTACCAGTTGTAGGGTCCCACTTGAATGTATCCTTTGCATTTTTAGGGGTATATATTTTTCCGCTTTTATCTACCCACTGTGGAGTAGCGTATGGAGCTATTGTTTTAGCTATATATTGTGCCCCGTCAAAAATCGCTTTATCACCTTCTTTCTGTGGACCATAAAAACCACCCGTAGGAAGAACATCTCCTTCAGAAAGAAGATTTTGAATAGGTATTCTATTTATGAACGGAGCGAACAAAGACTTATGTCCATAATACAAATCGTTATACCAAGAAACTAACTTATCAAAGGTTTCAGTAATATAATCTATTGCTTCTTGTTGACTTTCTAGTTTATATTTTCCCGGATTGTTAACAATATCTTGTACATGCTTTGACCATCCTTCTGTGCCAAATAGCCCTTTAGTTGGATCAAACAACGGACCAAATAACCCTTGTAATACTTTTTGAGTTCTTGTTGGATCTATTGTTGCTCCAGACTCAAAATCTTTAAGAATTGAAGCGTAATCATCCCACGCACTTATTGTTCCTTGCATAATTTGAGCTAGATGACGTATATATGCTTGTGAGCGGTGGACATCGCCTTCGGTCATCTTATCATGGAATGTTTCTGTGCTAATCCAGTCCCATCGAGAATCCCAACTACCCATCTTAGGTATAAACCTATCTGCTGCATTCTTTAGTATATTCGATAGATCTTCCGAACTACGAGCAGAAGTGGCATTGTGCAAAAGATATTTGCTCAAAGCCATATTCTCTTTAGAATTATGGTCTGCTAATTGAGCCAGCATCATTTGGACGGCCACTTGTTCGCTTATATCTCCGTTTTTTGCAAAGATATTAGTATTGGTTCCACTTAAAGTACGGCCATGTAACTCATACGCATAATAATTTTCGCCGTTCAGACCTTTTTTGACAGTCTGTTTCATGCCTAGTGCACTGGACAATGACTGGAAGGCTTTATCTACACCTGTCCATTGGTCTGCGGCTTCTAATCGTTTTAGTAATTCCGGGTCTCTACCTGCGGCTGTGTCAAAGAATTTGGTTTGGTCGTCTACACTTTGTTTGGGACCATTCTTTTCTATCCAGTAACGATGCCATAATTCGGTAGACTGGGCGATACGCTCGTTTTGGGTTAACAATTCATTATTGAAAATACGCATATTTCCAATCATTAAGGCATCTGGATCGGATAGATTCAACTTGTCAACATTCAAATTACGATAGCTTTGTGCCCATGCTTCATTGGCTTGACGAGCAGCTTCTGTTATTTTATATGTATCATAAATTTTATAACCTATATAAGTGATAGCTCCCGCTGCCATTATTCCCCAACCAATTGGATTAGTTAAGAAAAAACGTGCAAGCCCTTTTATTGCTCCCCATAATGTTGTATTGCCTATTTCCGTGAGGGTATTTATAGTCTTATTACTACTATTTGCTACAACATTACCGACTGTACTTCCTCCAACAAACCATTGTTTAATTTTACTTCCACCATGTAGTAAACCTCCACCTAACGCATTGAAAATAGCCTGTCCTTTACTTAAATTATGGCGGCTTTTTTCTATATTATATATACGTACCATATAAGTAAGTGCGGTAAATAGCGGTTTTAAAAAGAATTTAGACAACCAATCTCCCATAAACAATCCACGAATCATTAATGTCGTACTCCATATACTTTGAACTACGCCTGCTGCAATTCCTAACGACATTTGGATTCTTATAAAATATTGAAGAACGGTCTTCCCCCAATTTGGTATCCAGTTCCAGACAGTCATAATGTCTTTAAACACATCAATAACAACATTCGCGATTTTCAAGAACATATCCATTACATTTCTCAATGCAGTTGCAAATTCTGTGGATTTCATTAACTCAATCATGCGTTGTAGGAAGTCTCGTATTACTCCTTGCATTTGTTCAAACCCTTGCATTCCAGTTTCTGTAAATGCCGAGGTCATCTGATACCAAAGACCTTGTATGGTGTTTTTCTTTTCATCAGCCAAATCGGATGCCAGGTTCATTGAATGCCGATTAAGTTCTGCGGTTTTTTGCACATCTTCTACATTATTTATCAATGCTAATGCACCTGGAGCCGCAGTAACTCGAAACATCTTATTAATTAATGTTGTGAAGTCACCGGAACTCATGCTTTGTTGTTTTTTGTGCAAATCACTCAAAATATCAGTGAGATTCCGAAGATTACCATTTTTGTCTTTGGGACTAATACCTAGTATATCCCATGCTTCTTGTCCTTTTTTGGTTGGATTCATCATGTTTAGTAACATCATGCGTAATGTTGTACCTGCATGAGAACCTTTTAAACCGGCATTACCTAATACGCCCAAAGCTGCCGAAGCTGTTTCAAAATCTAACCCGGATTGATGAGCTACCGTACCTGCATACTTAAATGATTCAGCTAATTCTAACAATGTTGTATTCGTTTTTGTGAACGTCATCGTAAGAATGTCAGCTGTGTTATCCATTTGTTTTGCTGGGATTTCATAAGCGGTCATAATGTTGGTTACAACATCCGCTGTTTCTCCCAAATCTGTATCACCTACTAGTGCAATATCAGATATAGGCCGGATGGCATGTTTTATTTGATCGACATTAAATCCTGCCATAGCTAAGAATTTTCCAGCTGATGCAACTTGTGTGGCTGTATATTTAGTCTCAACACCGACTTGGCGCATGAGCTGGTTCATTTCATTAAACCGACCTTCAAACCCTACACCTTTATCGTGAGTCTGGAGGATATTTTTTGTCGTTTTGGCTATATTGTCATAGGTAGAAGCATCTCTAAATACAGAAGTTACCCCAGACATTAAAGAGCTAAGCCCATAGGCAATTCCCATACCCTTAATCATTTCGCCTGCAACATTTGTACCTGTGTTGGCGTATGTTGGACCTAATACTTGCCGAGTAGATGGATACAGATAAGTACTTCGTCCTGCTCCAGTCTGTCGTGTTGAAGTGGAAGTCGTATTTCTAGTTGTGCTACCAGATACCTCCTTAGATGCGCCAGCGGCACTGGCTGTAATGGTTATTTTACTATTCGACTTAATCTGTTCTATTTTCTGTATTAACTTATCAAGACTACTTATTGCTCTTTCTGTATTAGCCTTTGGCTCAATCGTTTTACCATTTATAGAACTAATAGCTTGATTCAATTTCTTTATATCCGAAGTTGAATATAAAGGTTTACCTAATGCAGTCTTTGCCTGTGATTTTATATTATTGAGTTTAGTTAAGATGCGATCTAAACTTGCTTCGGCTGCACTTGTATTGATTTGTATGTTTATAGGTTTGGTCTTAATAGAAGCCAATGCTGAATTAACCTTACCGATGCTTTTTGCAACAATATCAAATCGCTTTGTTAATGCTTCCATTTCAGCTGTGGCCTGCTGAAATTTACGTATAGACTCTAAAGCTGGATTAGAGTTAACGTTTATCTGATAATTAACAATATAATTTTCTGCCATCTTTTTGTATTTTGATTTTCTAAAGAATAGCGGTTTGGTACCCTGAAAGATTGAAAAAGCCCCTTATCCGACAGAGGATAAAGGGCTACGTAGAAAAAACGAGTAATAAGACACTTTACGCAAGCATTCCAAGTGCACTTGCTTGTTGAGTTATGAGCATTTTGCTGTGGAGCCATACGGCATCTTCAGAAAGCATTGCAAATTCTTCATCGTTTAACTCATCAAGGTTTACGCTGGGAAAATAATGACGGATAAATATCAGTCTATGACGAATAAGTTGATCGTCTTTTACTTCCCAGCTTTTGATAAATTTACGAGTTTTCCTTTGCGCAACTCGATAATTTGAGCCAGGTGTGGCATCAAGCCATAGATGAACAAGGAATCATCTTTAATCAGTTCTTTATCGCCATCGACAAAGCAATCTTTTGCCAATTCTCGCATGGCACCGGCCTGGTCCTTTTGGGAGAGGGACAAATATTTACTGAATGTCGGGAAAGGCGGCTGTTTAAAATAACCGATATAATATGGCTTTTCGCCTTCGTCTTCATCTCCTTCCACAAAAATCGGGAATACACGTTTTAGTTTGGGATCTGAATCTTTCAGCTCTTTTACTTTCTTTTCAATCTCGGTCTGAATATCTTCAGGCAAGAAAAGGTCTTCGTTTACATTTTCCATTATAATTATGATTATTGATGTTTATCCAAGAATAGAAGTTCTGGAAATCGTTGGTTTATTGGTCTTGCATTTAAAATGTTAAATATTGAATGATTGTATATTTTTATTGGTTAGACTTTTATTTTTCATTTTATGTTATTATTTTTGCATGAAAATAGTAGTACATGAGATTAATTTCGAGTGTACTCTATGTAGGGATGTAAAAGGGAAACTGTTGAAAAATGGTTTTCCCTTTTTATATAAGAAAAGGCGAGTTTTTACTCGCCTTTATTGCATGATATATCAGAAGTTATAGCCAAGAACTAGTTCCTTCTCCTGTGATAATGTCGAAAGGATTCAAATTGAATTCTTTTGTAATGTTTGTATCATCTTGTTTACTTTCCATTCCGTCTTCGTTAAAGAGGCATCCCTTTAGCGTTACAGTTTCAGCGGTCCAGTCTTCACCGGCATAAGCATTAGTAAATGAGATGATCAAGTCAAATTCTCCCAAATCCATTAAAGAACCAGCCAATGCTCGGAGTTGGGAAACGGTATTATAATCCATTGTAATGGAGGCTGTACAGGTTTTGTTGCCAAAACCACGATTGATAGCATTTCCTCCAATACCGTAGTTGTTTTCAACTTTACGAGTCTTGTTCCACTTGATTTCAGAAACTCCTTGCATAATAGTAGAATCTTCTGAAATATCCAATGCTGGTATGGAAATGCGGATCATAGACCAGCTGTATGCTACATTGTTAATTATTGCCATCTTGTTAATTATTTATTGGTTAATGCCAAGCCCTCGACTACTTCAATACGGGACGCTACACCCACCGGAACAAGTGAATATTTAATGATCAGTGTATCATTCTTTAATACATTTTGATTCTTATCAATTGTTACAGAAAAACCTGAAATTTCTTCATTATTCTGCATAGTTGTGAGGATGTCAGAGACAATGTTTTGAAACATCGTAATCTTGGCAGAAGATAGGTATCCAGTGCTGGGATCTACTTTCAACGGAGAGTTGACATAAGGCAATAATGCGTTACGTACAGCGCGTCTTGACTTATGAATTGTACGGTTTCTAGCAACTGTTCGGTAATCTCCGTTTGAACATGTTTGGTCTTTAGAGAAAAAAACTCCACTTTCCAAACCAGAATATTTGCACAAGAAGATATATCCCTTATCGTCCAGATCATCCAATTGGATTTTATTCAAAGATGAGTACTTTAATGTACTTGTCAACTTACTTTCGCTATTCAAAGTGACATCTCCGAATCCCATTTCAATATCTGGGAAATAACCAATCAAATTGAACTTATTTACCCATGCGAATGATTCTTGTACGCTTGCCGAAGCGATACATCCGAGTGCAGCTCCAATATTTCCTATAGGAGTGAGATTTTGATTAGCAAGTTGCATCGCTGATACATCAGCGTCTAGTCCCTGACCAAGTAATACACTGACAAACCGAGCATTAATAACACATGTTGGTATTTTGCCAAGTTCTACTTTCTTCACAGATTCTTCATCTGTTGCGATTACTGCGGAATTTGCACATAACAAAATTGATAAAGGAGCATTTTCATCAGCTAAAGACGCTGCTTTGGATTGCAGATCTGTAACTAGGTCAATGCTATATGTTTCTGCTTCCGGATCTGTTTGTTTCCACAACGATTGTTCAGTCCAAACACCGAGTTGGTTAATCATACCATGTGCTGCGCGTTGCATTTGTTCTATAGCATTCCAATCTACACCACAGTCTGCAAACATGATAAACAAACGTCCTGTGCTTCCTTGTATTCCAAAGAAATGATTGATATGATAATAAGGAATTCCAAACAGTAAATCCTTTTCAGTGTCACCGGAGTATGCGGTAATGCCAAGTTCTTTCAAATCATCCATAGAATTGATTTCAATAACATTACCTTGTAATTTGTCTTTTACGGCCAAACCAGCACCTTCTTCGAAGAATTTAGCTTGTTTGGAAATATCAAACAGCAAACCTGTGACTTTTTCAGTTGAGGTTGTAGAGCTTGTTCCAATGTTTCCATCGGTATCACTCATAAAAACGCCACCTAATGCCATATTTGTAAATTTTATTGTTTGTAATACGGATTTTGATAAAGAATAGCATCCTTCACCCAATTAGGTTGTGCATCTGCGGTGAATACACCACCTTTGGAATCAATATACAATGCCGGATAGCCAGGATATTTTTGTAACAGTTCTTTTACGAATTCTGGTATTTCATCTTTTTCTTTTGTTTTGTCTTTTTTTTCAGGTTTTTGAGAAGACTCTTTGATAGAGGAGGTATCTGGAGTTTCAACAGTGTCTTGCTCTTGTTTTTCAGATTCTTCATTTGAAATAACCGGTGCTTTTGAAGTAACTGTAGGATCTTGTGCTTGAGTGTCTTCTGTGACCGGAGTTTCTGTATTCTTTTTTCTAGCCATAACTTAAATTAAAAAAGGGAATGGAGTACCGACTCCACTCCCTTGTGATAAACTATGATGAGATATTTAATTCAATTTGTTATTCTGCATTTTTGTAAGCGGTCCATGCTACGATTTCTGCCGGACGAACGATGTTTACATCCATTTTCATTCGCATCTGGAAGAAATACAATTCGCTGTTAGCTTGTAGCCGTTCAACCTTTACTACTTCAGCGTCATTTGCATAGTCAACCCCCATCCACAGGTTAGATTCCATGCCGGTAGTAAATTCTCCGAGTACGATAGTATGTTCTGGAATGCCGACAATAGGTACAATACGCTTACCTTTAAAACGATACTCGTTAACCTTAGTATTGTCGGAGTATTTCACTGTTTTGTCGCTTAGATATTGATCATATAAATCCCAAATATCCCAGCCACATACAAATACCAGTCCTGCTTTTTTACGGATTTGTTTCGGGCATTTCTTCCACATAGCATTGAGAGCGGCTTCTACATTGGCACCTGTGCTCAATTCTGTAGTACCGGCAATAATGACTTGTCCACCAGCTTTCTCTACCTCTGTTGCATTTGTTGCAGTATTTGCCAGAATACGTTTGATTGCACCGTCAAAGTATTTCATTGGGCCACCGGCATTTTCACCTCCAATCGTTGTGCAACCTTCAGGAGCGGTAATTTTTGCGGCAGCTGAACCACCTTTTGCGGAGCACCAAATAGACTCACCGATATACTCATTCTTTCGATCCATCAAGAGGCGCAGCATTTTAGCTTGTACTTTTGGGTCTAAGTCACGGAATACCAAATTACCTTCCGGCTGGGCAAATTTGTAATACTTTTCATAGTCACGGGGGTTAAATTCAAGGTACACCATGAATTCTTGCGGTTCCAGGTAACGTTCTGTTAATGTGTATTGGTTCAATCCACCAGTAGTTCCTGCTCCTGCGCCATGAGTTGAGTTTGGAGTGGGGACGTTATCTTGAATTACTTTTCCCAATTGGATAGTGGGGATGGTGTATTTGAACTGGATTCCAGATTTGATATGAATCAAACCTTCTTTGTATGTATCATTCCCTTGCGCGGTATATGTCAGGAGGTCATTAAGGACCTCACCAGAATATGTGTTTTGCGCAAAATTTACTGAACTTGCCATGTTGTTTATGTTATTTTGTTTTTAGTCAAGTGTTTTAAATTGGAAATCTGTTCCTACGACAGCTTCAACAGCCTTAGCCATTTTCTTTTCTGCCTCGGTCATCTGATTTTCTGCATTTTCAATGTTGGCAGGGTCATTTGCAATTTTAGCAGAAAT